CGCTAGATTTGAAACTTTTTTTATAAAAGTCATTTCTTTCAAAATACTGTTATAAGTGTGACACAATATTATTACTTGTGTCCTATGTAGTATTATGGTAAGATTAATTAAAGTTAATTACATGGAGAAAATTATGACTTTACAAAATAGAGATTATTCAGAAAATTATTACACTGATCCAAAGGTCACTCATCCAAGTATCAAGATTGATGTTCCCATTCCACATGAATGGGAATCAATATGTTATGTCAATGACCTTTGTCCGAGTTTCACACATAAAGGTTTACAGATATTTGTATGTGATGAAGAAACAAAAAAATTAGAGCAATTACATTTTAAGTATTCAGTTATTCGTGATGAGGATTATGGTTATGCTCATACTGATTTATTATTAACTGATGATTGGAATGAAGTATTAGAATTTGTAAAAAACTATGGAGGTAAAAATGCAAATAAATAAATTAGAACTTAAGAACATAAAATATTTTGCAAGTGGTAGCGAGGAAACTCCTTGCTACAATGCAGATATTTTTATTAATGGAAAGAAAGCTTTTCATGTTACGAATAATGGATGTGGTGGTTGTGACAATCAATATGTCCATGAACCATTTATCATAAAAGATTTGATGGATCTTCAAGATTATTTAGTCAAGCAAAGTGGCGATGATTTTGAACCTATTGATTCTTGGTGTCACGATAGACTTTACGAGTATCTTGATCAAAAGAAACTTAAAAAGGATATGGTTAAGAAGTTTATCTGTATCGATAAATCTAAAAAAGAACTTTATGCCTACAATAAAAAAGGCAATACGGATATTCAGTTCAAGGCACATATGGTCAAGAACCATCCACAAGATACATGTTTAAACTTTCTATCTTTTAATGATGCATGGAAACTTTTTGATGAGGTAACGTCATGAGTAAAATAGATCAATTAGTTGAGATTTATAACAAGTGGGGGCATGCTAATGGCATCTCCCCATTACCAAGTGCCGATGATCTAAGGTTCGATGGTGTAAATGGTCGTAGGAATTTGACCAACATTCAGATTCAATGGCTTGATAAATTTTGTCGAGTTTGGGATTTAGCACAAAACCATGGAGGTAAATAATGGGTAAAGTAAAGCAAATGATGATGGATCAAGAAGTTGAGTTTTGGGATAAAGCCTTATCGACTATGTTTGAATCCGAAACAAGGAATGAATTTGTGTCAAAGATGATGCCACATTTTCATTTAGTAAGACCAATGTCAGATCAAGATATCATGGGAGAATTAAATGATGCTTGGTACGAACATCAATCTAATTATGCTGAGGAGAATAGATAATGGGCGAATATGAATGTTGCGATTGTTTACAGACTTTTTGGTGTGATGAACCACCATATGGTCGTGAAGTTTGTGATGAATGTATTGAAGAAGAAAAAAAAGAAAGGGAGAGATTAGAAAATGGGTAGACATTATAGTGGAGATATTGATGGTAAATTTTGGTTTGCAGTTCAACCAAGTGACGATGCTGATTATTTTGGTGTTGAGGGCGAAAGACCTAATTTATTAGAATATTGGTATGATGACGATGATTTACCAAAAGTAAAACATGGCATTGAAAAATGTAAAAAGAGTCTTGGTAAATATAAAAAATATCTTGATGAGTTTTTTGATAACCGAGAGAGTTACAATAATGAAATGTTGGCAGACTTTTTAAATAAGAAAACCAATAAAACTTATACTGAAAAAGGTGTCTTACGTTATCTTCAATGGTATGCAAGATTAGGTCTTGGTCAACAAATTCATGATTGTATTAAGGATCATGGTCAATGTC